TGTGTGCTCTCCGTTGTGACTCAAGATGTCCACAGGGAACAAATCATAAGGAATAATCATGACGTTGCGCACAACCTTGTTGCCTTGCGCATCTTCGTCCTCCTTCTGAATGAACACACCACCACGCTCGCCATAAGCGTAGCCACGGGGTGCTTCAGGGCGAAGCACTTTCTTGACTTCCTCGTCCATTGCAACGCGGGGCAACTCCACCACACTTTCAACTGTGGTCACCGCCATGTCGCGGCCAAATACTAGCGGGTTTGTAATCTTCCCCCAGTGTGGGCAACTTGGGCAAACACCGGGGTTTTCCGAGTCCATCTTGGTGCAGGGGTAGGGGCCTTTGATCTCAGCCAGCTTGGTGCGCATGCGGTCTTCGCTGTACGGGTGCATGTCGCTGATCCACTTCGATGCACCCTCGCCATCCACACAGACCTTTGTCCACGAAAGAATACCGCGCCACAGGGGTTCCATGCCGTCCTGTTCTGCATGCTCAACGTAGTGGGCGATCTGGCCACAGCCCGTACCTGCACGGGTCTTGACCACGATGTTCTTAAAGCGCGTGACACTGTTCTCAAACAGTTTGACTTGGCTAGCGCTTGGTGCGGCTGGCCTAGTGCCGGGAAGCTCAACCACATTGCTAGGCTGCTTGGCTTGGACTTCGTACTGTGTACCGATCAGGTTCTTTTCAACCACAGCGCGGATGTCTGCTAACTCAAACATAGCACCTTCGCTCATGAAGCGCACGTTGGTTTGCTCCCGAACCTTCTTCTTGTTCTTGATGCCGGTATTGATCGTGGCAGGGATACGCAAAACGCGGGATGCGTCTGACGTCACTGTTGGGTCAATGTCCAGTTTGTTCTGGTAGCACATGCGCTTGAACGCCTCGGCCACAGGCTTCCACTCGTTGACATCCACAGCTTCCGTGATCGGCCAGTATGCGTGTACGCCACCGCCAGATGCCACCATCCACGGGTCGCCCAGAGCCGACAGCCCTGTAGTCTCCGCAAAATCCATGATGGCCTGTGCCGCCAACTTCGCACTAGCGTATGCCTTGGGCTTGATGTTACCTTTCGCATCCGGCAAGTCTTTGGGATGGTTGCAGTCTACGTCGATGGCAAAGGTCTTGACCATCTGCACATTCTCAGCAGTCCGATTGTTCTCGTTTTCCCCGAATGTACCTAGCGCAAAGTAAATGTCTTCACCCGATTGCTTCCATCTGTCGATGAAAGGCTGTGCTTCCTCCAGTGTGTGAACATAAGCATGTTCTTTTTTTCTTGAAAGTTCCACCACGCAATAGCGCCCATTTCCGGGCGGTGGCAAAACAGCCGCTACAAACTCAAGCGGTTCCATATTTGTCCGCCTTAATCAGAAAAGGTTTTGTTGTTGTGGGTCGATGAACGGGTGTTCGTCTGTTGGGGAAAGTGCTACAAATCGGCGTAATAATTCCTTCTGCCACTCTTTGGGCATACCAAACGAGTCGTCCACTGCATCAGCGCAGTAGTTAATAAGTTCCCTGTTGGTCAGGGTTCTAGGTTGTATTCCTTGCATATTTTTCTCCATGCTTGTTGTGCGTCCGTTGAGGACTTCATTATTTCTAAGAGGAGTTCTACGCGGTTTTGATACGCGACAAAAACATCCTTACCTTCAAACCAGTTGTACACAGTTTGGCGTGTGACCCCGAGCGCATAAGCAATCTTCGTCACAGGGAAATCCAAATAGATCGCCCAACGTCCAAGCTGATTGCCGGGCGTTTTCTTTGCAGCCATCACTGCGTCAATTACTTTTTGTGAATAGGCCATAGTGTTTTAGGTGGGGGTACTAACTGCTCGTCCGCAAGCTTTACAACTTTTGCACAGCTTTCCCCCCGATTTAATTACTCATCGTCCCAATCGGACACGATGTCAGCCAGCTTGCCTTTCTTGGCAGGCACAGCCGACGGCTTCGCAGACTCCTTGCGGACTTCTGGTTCAGCATCTTCCTCAACTTCAGCGGGCTTGGCTTTCGCTTTTGCCTTGGCCGCAATCGGCTCGTATGCTGGAGCGTCTTCTTCCTTGGTCAACTCACCCATGGGGCGCTTACCGGGGATTGCCAATGGCGCAGGAGCAGGCTTTACACCATCAGAAGCGGCAACAGTCATGACGACTGCACGCTTGGCTTCATCGCTTTCGCCTTGAGCCTTGACGATCTCGTACTCTTCTGGAGTCAACCAACGATTAGGCGCGAAGTGCAGCTTGGGCGCTTCGGCTTTCGTGTCAAACTTCATGCGAGTCACAATCATCTCGGGGCTGATGGGCGGGTTCTGCATAGCCAAGTTGCGAGCAAAGGCTTGCAATGGGCGCTTGTCTCCGTCTTCCTTACCGAACACCGAAGTGGCTGGCAAAGTCAACTGCAATACTGCACCTTCAATGTTGTTCTCAAGCACCACAGCCAAGCGTTGTTGGTAGCGGCAGGCACGGCTATTGCCCTGACCTGAGCCTGCGATGTTCTGAGGGCACGACATGCAAGTTGTAGCTTGCTTGTTCTCAGCGGATGCGTCTGGGCGCTCACCATCGTTGCTCCAGCAGTCAGGGCCAGTGATGTTGTCACCGTCATAAGACTTAGCGTAGAAGATGCGGCTGACCTTGGGGGCAGCCTTGACGATGATGACGTCCAAGAAGCGTTCGTCGATAGCGGCAATCTCCTTGCCACCGGCCAGCAAACGAAACACACCACCTTTGATGGAGATGCGCTGTGTGCTATTGCCTACACCGCCACCCGTCAGGGCTTTGGCTGTCTCAGACAACTCATGGTTACGTGCGAATGAGGGAGCATTGGAAGGGTTAAATAGTGCGATATTTGTCATGATAAATTTACTTGGTTGGTTTAGTTACGCGAATCTCAAACTCCGTTACAGAGTTCAAGCCCGGCGGGAGAGAGCCCGGGTTCTCTTCGAGGTACCGTGCCATGTTGGTTTGCGCGATGCGTTTCTCCAGCAAGTCCACGACTTCATGCTCAAGAATAAACTTCTTGAATGAGTCCCAGTCCTGCGTGTTGTAACGCGTCTTGGTCACCATTGACACAGTCCCAAAGGAAGTCTGCACGGACTTGACGCCCATGGACTTCATTTGGTCTTTCATCGCAAAGCGGACTTCATCTTGCTGTGCCTTCAGAGTTTCGATTTCGTTGTCGTACTCTTGCGTCAGCAGGTCGATGCGCTCCTTGATTTTGCGATAGATTTTTGCGAGCCTGTCCAGAGGTACTGGCTCTTGGGTTTCTTCAGACATTGTGCTTTCTCCTGTGTTGTTTTTGTCTAAGGTTTGACAGTTTACATAGATTTAATCGTGTTGCAACCCCCTTTCATGAATTTATTTCTGTGTCGAACATCTCTGTAAGTAAAGAGTTATCACTTACTTTGTCTTCTAATGCTTTAAACATCTTCTTCTCGATTGGGCTACCCTGAATGTGTATCACAGTAACCTTGTCGGAGTCTTGACCCTTGCGATCTGCTCGTGCTATGCACTGCACGTATTGCTCAACGCTCATGAGTGGCCCATAGAAAACCACTGTGTCAGCGGCAGTTAGGGTAATCCCGTGGGCACTAGCTTGCGGTTGCATCACCAACACGCGGGGGTCAGGTTCGCTCTGGAATCTGCGGATGGTGTCAGCGCGTTTAGGCGGCGTCACACTGCCATGGATGCACTCGTTGGCGATGCCCTTCTTCAAGAGGTGGTTGTGTATTGAGTCGATGGTGCTTCGGAACAAAGCGAAGATGATGACCTTGCGTGTCGTCTCCTCCAAGATTTCCTCAAGCACACCAAGGCGAGGCGCTGAGTCAAACTCTACAACTTCCTTGTCGTCCGTGTAGGCCGCACCACAACTGATCTGCAACAGCTTGGATACGCCTGCTGCAGCGTTCACTGCACTGATCGTCTCGCCAGCCGCATACACCATCATCTTGTCTTTGAGCATGTTGTAGTACTTGGCTTGCTGTGGGGTCAGCGGGACTTCACGCGTCATGGTGATGACAGGCGGTAGGTCTAAGC